ACCGTGGGCGAGCGGTGACCGGTGGCTTCCTAGTGGGTCCCACTTTGAAGGAGAAAGATAAATGGGCTGGTTCCATGCAATTGGGCCTGAATGGAAATGGGCTTGGACCAGTAGATTCGAGACTGGGCCAATACAATAAGATAAGAAATGGGTTCGTAAATTAAATTAAAGGATTTATTAATTCCAAATGCATTACACACTCACACACACACTTTCGTACATACATCATATTCATCTCCTATACGTATATCAACTAATGGAGCTTCTTCCATCATAAGTAAATCAATTGTCTCCACCATATCCTCTTGTCGAAACTCTCCTATATCAGAATCCTTGTACATGATTTGCAACAGATTTTGTATACCTTCCTCTAGGGCGTTGAAGTCGAACGGAGGTATGATCCCATCATGGCCGTATGGGATCATGAAGTTCTTCTTTACCAGGGCTGGTGATTGTGTTGAGAACAATTCAATATGTACTAGGATTGAATTGTCTTCGTTGATTTTCACGTCGATGGTAAACTCCATCCCCCTCTTGTTATTATATTTGATCGTCATTCTTGTAATTGTGAAATATCATGAGTTTAGTCGTCTTAAATAGTGGCCATATATCCAGATATATGGTCATAATTCATGTACGTGTTTCAATAAATATCACATGAATTGTAGTGGACTTAAGATGTTTGATAGTGACAAAACTATCAATCATGTGTTCTATATGAAAAGAAAAAAAAACATAATCATCCAGATGATTATGATAGGAGAAAAAAAAAATTATCATCGAGGGTGATAGCAGGACCGGCAAAACAAAATTAAAAAGAATAGAATGAAAAAATAAAACATGGAATGAAAAGACAAACATTAGCAGAAACATAAATCTCTTGAGATAATTGGGAGCGCAGCGAAAAAAAAAAACAACCAAACAAGGAAATAAACGAGAACATGAGCGGAGAAAACGGAAAAGACAAACGAACTAATAGGTTTCTCTTGTAAAAATGAGAAAATCCGTACACAGTAATTAATCAATAATTACTGCACAGTAAATGTGAATAAAATTAAACAGCGGTTAATTTTAGAGACTCCAATAGGTAAATAAGACCCCAATTGAGTCCCCAATATATTGGGGTCTCGGAAAGAGAAATAAATCCCGGATCCCCAAAATACCCTTAATTATGTGTCTGGAAGGCGCGTGGTAATGCGCTGATAAAGGTGACCTTCTCTCTCCAGAAAATCACCGGAACGGCCAAACTGGCTGATTCCGGCATCAATTTACGACACGCGCGGCGGTGTGTACCCCTGGGAGGGTAGGTACCACTACGCTACGCAGCAGCCTTAGCTACGCCGGAGCTTAGCTCGCCCACGTTCTAATATT